TTATACACTTCTAAGCGCTGATCAAATTCTTTTCTATAGTTTTCTAGACACTTGATCAGTTGTTTACAGGCGGCTTGATCGATCCAAAGACGCGGGAAGATACCTCGCAAACTTTCGATACCTTCCTCAAGTCTAATTTTGAGCGTTGGTAATGTGATAAAACGTAATCCGAGATCACGTCCAACTTCTTTAGCAGATAGCCCCGACGAAAACGCATGGCTTTCAATGTCGTGCGGGGCAAAGTGATCGGCGTATATGTATTCTTTATCTTTGAGAACTCCGGCATAGTGCGCCAGTCCTTCACCATGATTTTCGTAATAATCGATGATATGTATTTCATTACCCGCCAATTGGTAGAACACAATCGCACAAGAGTCGCCATATCCAATGTCCCAAGCTGTGTAGACTCTTGATTGTTTGTTCCAGGGGATGTTTCCGATTCGTTGCTCATCTCTTGCCTCTTCTAAGTATTTTGAATAATAAGAGCCCTCAATTCCAAGTGTAAAGGAACAGTAGAACTCTTGTTGAATGAAGTCCTCGGACATGCCTGCATCACGTTCGGCTTGAATGTCACTTTCAGATACTACCTGGGTATCTTTGACCGTAAGAAGCTGGCAAAACCATTCTGGATTGATTGAAGCCATCGTGTAAAGGTCTTTACCATGATTAGCGCCCCTTGGAGTAAAATTAAAAACAGCCCATCCACCGTTTTCGACAAGAATAGGCCGAATGAGTTGCCAAGCCACAGGGTCCTGAAGACTATATTCAGTAAACACACAACCAATTGGATTGGTACCCACAATAGAATCCACATTGTTAGTACCAATAATTTGAATAAGAGAGCCATTTTTAAGCCTTATTTTCATTTCCGTTGCATTGGGTGACCCATCAATGACATCAGGGGGAATGTGGTTAAGTAAACGAAATCCGTCCTTATCAATACCGTCCCATAAGATCTTGCGCCCTTGAGAGAAGTGTGGGAAGAAATAGTAATAGATTCCCACCTTCTGACAGGCCTTCATTATCAAGTAATTCCAACATGTTTTCTCTTTACCTGCGCGCCTATGCCATACCAACACAGCTCGCTTCTTTCCTTCCTTCATCGCTTCCCAGAAGTCAACTTGATAAGGGCGACATTTATAGTGGCATGGCAGCGAAATATTGATATCTAGTTTCATAAATACCCATCAATGTACCAATTGCTAATGATCTTCTTTTCCTTGCTAGTCATCGGTAACTCTTTACCACGATTATGTTTCCTTTTCCTGGCCCATAGAATCCAGATAATTAAAGATGCCTCTTTCTCAATATAAGGGACTGTATAGCGCTCACTGTTAGGATTAGTTTCCTTGGTGATCTCGTAGATTTTAATATTGGGAAAGAGCGATTGAAGTGACATCTATAACTCAAGCCGGCGCGTTGGTGATGATTTTCCAATGGCTGACACCTGGAAATTCTTTCTTCACTTCGTCATAATCTTCAGCTGAGGCCCATATATACTTTCCCGCAGGTACGTAGTAAACTACGCAAGAGCGAGAAGTTGGCCGGCCAGTATCAAATTGCACCCATTCACCCATATTACTTGCCTTTTGATTTGGGTTTACTTTGCATGTGGTCTAGTTCCTTTTGAAGAATAGAGATCTGTTTTTGGCATACAAATACGTCATAGATCAAATCACACAGCCTATACCCTTCACCTTTTTCAATTCGATCAACCATGGCTTTCTCAAATAAAGTTCTTTCAACTTCTTCCCTGTCACCAACGAAATCAGTAAATGTCTTGCATAATTCCATAATTAACACCCTTTCGCTTTCATTTTCTTATATGCTTTGATCTCAGGGTCTCTAACAGTGCGGTCAATCTTAGTGAGCTTCACATTCTTCTTCTCAGCACCTTTGAGCGCTTTCACTGCTGCTGCGGGCTTGCCCGCTTTAACGTCACGCTCAGCTGTCTTCATTTGCGTGGTAACTTTCGCCATTTTCTTGTCCATCTCTTCCTCCAATATCCCCATAAATTTAAAAAATACTAACAACGTTGAATACATTTGCTTAAATGCATCGTAAATTCTCGCTTCATCCGTGAGTAATGACTTCATAACTTTCAATTCCGTGGTGACTTGATTCTTCATTGAATCAAATGCTCTCTCAATGTTTCTTGCCATGTGTCTCCCATAATTTTTCCATTTTTTCTAAACTAGTATATATATCTTCATTCTCATCTATCGTTAATTCGTGTCCATGCAAATCGTTCCAACTATCCAGTAGAGCCATAGAATCGGCCTCTAGAATCATCCACTTATCCCATACCTTCTTACCAAAGGCCCAAACATGAAAGTCTTCATTAGTAGGGTTATCGATATCGATCATTTAGGTACCTCATTACAATAAATATTAAAGTTAATCAATTGCGCAGATTCAGGGATCTGATCCTTATATCCAAGGTGCTGTTTAGACAGCCAAATCAACATTTTTGTATCCTTATCAATGAGCGCTTTTTCCCACATTGTCATAGACAAAGATTGCTTTCTTCCCTCTCTAGCTTTTTGCAAAACGTCGGAATAGCGCGCATAGAGAGTATCTTTATGACATCCTAATATAACTGCGATAGATTCGATGGGTAACATTGACTGAGCAAGCTTGAAAACCATATCAGGATCTAGGTCAGCAAGTGGCCTTCCACCTAATGTCGCTGGTGTAGCAAATCGCTTCCTTGTCGCTGGATTAGGCTTTTTTTCTTTCTTCTCTGTCATTCTTTAAACTCAGCTTCATTAGAAGCCCTACAATCGCATATATTAATTTCTTTGACCTTTGGCCCATTAAAATGGCAATTCCATTTGTGTGGGCCCGTAAAGGTCTTGGTTTACATTTTGCTTCTGAACCACTCCAACGGGCTTGTTTGAAGCCCCTTCCAACAGTTCAGCAATCCTTTTTACATGAGCTGCCATCTCTTTGATGCTCCATGCCATGTATTTTAAACTCTTTTCTAGTGATTGGGCTTCAATCTCCACGGTATGCAAATCCTTGTTCAAACTTTTCCATTTCTATTTCGACTCGCGCACTATGCTTTCTTTCATTTTCCACCATCTTCTCAAGTTCGGACCAAATCTCATAGATCTCGCCACCTACCTTCATTTGATGATCCGCCATCATCTTGTCACCGTGCAATGCTGCCTGCCAACAACAATACAATCTGTCACTCAGCTTCACCAATTCGTCGAATGTGTCTACTTTCATTCTCTACCGCCTCTTTACCTTCTTCTTTGATTTGCTTCATAATGATCTTGCACAGTTCTCTATCGAAATTCTTTTTTGAATAAGCTTCGATGGAGTCGAATGCTGCTTTCCTTGCTGTATCAGCAATGACACTAACATTCGCTATCTTCCATTCACTTCCTTCTTCGCAACTCTTTCCATCGCTTTCGCAAATTGTCACTTTCCATTGCATCTTATTCTTATGATGATGATAAGGGATCATAGAAAAATGGCCAAGCTTAAAATATCCCTGTCGGTCTAATTTAATTTCATCGATTGTGGCCATTTAAACGATCTCCGGTGTTATCTCCTCAACTTCAGGAACGACTTCTTGTCTAACAATCCAAGGAATATTATGAAGATTGACAAATACGGTAGTATTGCCACCTTTCAAACATAGAAACTCATAATTTTCAATAAATTTTTGTATTCTCTTGTCTTCTTCTTCATCATTCACTTCGCTTTGAATGTTCTTTTCACCGTGACAAAAAACCCATTTCATCATTACTTCTTCCCCTTTGGCTTATAGCCTGACTTTCTTGCTTCATTTAGCGCAATTGCCACTGCTTGCTTTTGTGGTTTACCGACAACTTTCATTTCTGTCTCAATGTTTTGCTTGATAGCTTCCTCACTCTTTCCTTTAACTAAAGGCATAAATTCTCCTCATTTTTAAAATTCATCTGCATCTCTATATCCTAATGGTTCTGCTTGTAGAATAGGTCTTACACGTATGACAGTCTTGGCAACAGGACCATAGAACTTATAAACGTGCTTAGCGCAAACGCGTTTATCGTCATCGTAGACGATGTTTTTCATGGCGTTTGATATCAAGTAGGCAAGATTGTCTTCGTCTGGACGTTTATCAGGCAAGATAACACGATTGATCATCTGAGCTTTAACTGCTTTAGAGACACCACTAGGAATGGGAATAAAGAACACCATTGTGACTTCAACTGGGCCACTAATGGGAACTTCTGGAGCGAAGGGCTTTAATTGCCATTGAATATGTTCTTTATCTTTAGAGGAGGGATCATAGCATCTACCTTTCCCACATTGACATGTGAATCGGGTCTGTTTCTGTGCTATAGGCTTTCCATGCAATTCGAATATGAACATCTGAACTCTCGTAAACTTTAAATTTACTTATTACAGATGTGCATATTTTTGCAAACAATAATTTTCTATTAAATTTTTAAATCTTCCAAACATACACATAATTTTTTCCATTACTGTGAAGTTTGTATAAAGATATTATAAAAAAGTACTTATTCTTTTCCTCTCAAATCTTCAAAAGTTACCTTTCCATCTGTAGCTTTTTCTATTTTTATGGCTGTTGTGAAGCTTGGTGTTCTTCCATCTAAAAATCTGTAAATTGAAGACACACTAATTCCGCTTTTAACTGAAAAATTCACAGGATCTATCCTATAAATTCTAAAATATTCTTTTAATTTCATTGGTGATATTCCTAAAGATTCTAACTTTTGCATTGATCTTAATCTCATATGTTCTTAAAGTCAATGACATGATTGAATTTAACGGAAAAAAATATGCAAGAGTGAGTCAAATATTACAGCCACTCGTCGATTTCTCTCACATAGATCCTGAAATTCTAGAGAGAAAAACTAAGATAGGAACAGAAGTTCACGATGCTATTGCAGATGATGTATTAGATAAATTCCCCTACATATCACCAGAAGGTAAGGGATATTTTGAAAGTTATCTCTCGTGGAAAGGATTACTTAAACCCAAGTTCGTTGAATCTGAGAAAAGATACTATTGTGATGAAAAAATGATCACGGGTCAACTCGACGCGTTAATTCTGTTAACGTTTCAGGAAATTCCCACCTTGATCGACTTTAAGACTTCTGCCCAGGAATCTAAAGAAACATGGCCTATG